GGCTCCTTCGCCGCGGCGAGGATCTGGTGCGCCGCGGCGAAGGAGCCCATGGGCTGCAAGGCGATCGTCGAGGCGATCGCCGCCAAGGGCCTCTGGGCCTCCCCTGCGGGGAAGACGCCCCACGCCACGCTGTACTCGGCGATCTTGCGAGAGATCGCCACAAAGGGCAACGACGCCCGTTTTCGGAAAACCGACCGCGGCCTCTTCGCCGCCAGGTGATATCACGCACGACAACGCCACCCAACGCCCCACGTTCGCCCACGCGGGGCGTTTCGCGTTGGTGGTAGGTTTGGGCGGCCCACCGCCGGTGACGCGATGTGGGCCAACCTCGGGCGACGTCGCCGGCCTAGCGAACGTGGTTGCCCTGAGGGTCGACAAAAAACACCGGCACCTTGAACACCCTCCATGTCACGCAGCCGATCCCGACGCTGGCGAGACGGCGGTCAAACACCTCCCAAGCCGTGTCTTCGCCCTTCCGCTGTGCGATGCACCGCGCGGAAACCAGCAAGTCCTCAAGCAACAGTTCGCGTTCGGTCTTTGCCGTCGCGACCTGCGATAGTTCCAAAAAGAGTTTGTTGATCGTTTCGAGCTGCATGGCATTTGGTCACTTCGGTTGGTTGAGTCGCTCTGCTTTCCGCCCTGAGAACTTCTCCCAGCGCTCGATGATGACGTCGCAGTAGAGCGGGTCGAGCTCGACCAGGTAGCCGCGCCGACCCGTCTGTTCGGCCGCGATCAACGTCGATCCGGATCCGCCAAAGAGATCCAGCACGCGTTCCCCGGCTCGCGAGCTGAATTGCATCGCACGCACCGCGAGCTCGACGGGCTTCTCCGTCAAATGCACCATCGACTGCGGGTTGACCTTCTTCACGTGCCAAACATCGGTCGCGTTGTTCGGGCCGAAGAAGTCATGGCCAGCGCCCTCGCGCCAACCGTAGAAGCACCACTCGTGGTTGCCCATGAAGTCCTTGCGCGTGAGCACTGGATGCTCCTTCACCCAGATAATCGCTTGCGAAAAGTACAAGCGTGATCGTTTCAACACCGGTGGATAGTTGCCGCAGTTGGCATACCCGCCCCAGATGTAAAACGATCGGCCTGGCTCGAGCACGCGCGAGATGTTCCCAAACCACGCACCGAGCAATCGGTCGAACTCACCATCGGTGACGAAGTCGTTGGCGAGCGGCCGGTCTTTCGCGCGGAGCTTCTTGTTCGTCGGCTTCGCGCTTTTGCCGAGTGCGACGTCCATCGCCGCGTTGCCTTGGCCCGACCGCAGGCGCTTCGCCGCGGCGTCGTTCGCGAAAGAGCTCAGGCCCGCGGCGATCGCGTTGTTCGAACGCGGTTCGACCTTCACGTTGTACGGCGGGTCTGTGTTCACCAGCTGAATCTTCGCGCCGCCGAGTAAACGGTCGAGGTCCTCGACCTTGCTCGAATCGCCGCATAGCAACCGGTGATCACCAAGCTTCCAGAGATCTCCGAGCTTGGTGGTCGCCTCGTCCGGCGGCTCGGGCACGTCGTCCGGATCGCTCAACCCGCCGATCAGGTCCTCGTCAATCAGCTCCTGAAGATCGAACTCGTCGAACCCGAGGTCCTCTAGAGAGAAGCCATCCTCCTGGAGCGCGACCAGCATCTTGTGGAGACCAGGTTCGTCGAAGTGCGAGAGGTCTGTCGTGCGATTGTCCGCGATCGACAGCGCCGCGAGCTCGGTCTTTGAAAGGTCGCTGCGAACGACGTCGATCTCCGTCCAACCGAGTCGCTTCGCCGCCATCAGGGTTCCGTTGCCGGCGCGGACGATCCCATCGCGATCGACGACGATCGGTTTGTATTGCTCGAACCGCGCGAGCGAAGCGCGGATCGCGTCGAGATTCTCTTCGGGATGGACCCGAACATTGCCCGGATCGAGCAACAACTCCTCGATCCCTACGCGCTCAACCGTCAATCGGGCCCGACGCGCGGGCGCCTTGTTTTCAGCGGTGTTCGTGGAACGTCGCATTTCGAAATTCAAAACTCGTCAAAAAATGTGCGCGCCGTGCGTGGCGGTCTAGGGCTGACGACCCCCAGCAAATCCACCCCCCCCAGGGGGTGGGTCAATACCTATCTGGCTATGTGCATGCGTGACAGAGCGGGCTGCGTTCTGCCGTCGTAGCGTCTCTTGATCGTGATGGCGCTTGCATAAAGATTCGAAATTATCTGCATCTAATGCGAGGTCCGGACGATCGCGCACGTCCAGCCGATGGTGCACGATCGTGGCCGCTTCGGTCCGACTCTCTCCGAGACATCGTTCACACAAAGGATGCGATGACAGGTACATAGCTCGCGCGCGCTGCCAACGCGCCGTGCCGTGGAAGCGGCCGCGTGGCTTCTGATCTTTGTCCGCGCGTGGAATTGTCGATCCCACTTGCGGCGCCTTATAGGTCGGAATCGCCTTAGGCATTGAGCAACAGCGACCAGAGCCATCGAAACGCATACACCAACAGACCGAGCGCACTCACCGCGCACACGGCCTCGACCAATCCACCAAGGAATGGCCCGAACACCACACGCAATAGGGATGTGGCATTCCGCACCTCCACGTCGATCGTCGCCTTGCCCAGGTTGCTACTGGCCATTGGGCGCGTCCTTCCCACGCCAGACGCGCACGAGCTCGGTCGCCGCGCGGATCACCAGCAACAGAGATCCGAGGATCGCCATCACCGTCGCGGGGTTCGACCAGCCCGCGGCCGCGTCGGCCGCTGCGAGCAACAGCGTCCCGCCACCGACCGCCGCGTCTTGAGTGGCTCGACTATGCAGTAACCCGTTCATTCTCGGTGTGTTCTTTCGCACATCGGATCACATAAGGAAGTGTTTCCGCAACCCGAGCGAGTTGCCTGTTGCGTTTCGCGTCGCGCACCCACAGCTGAACTGTCCGCCGGCTGATCTGATAACGCTCGGCAATCAACGCCACGGGCACATCCAGCGCACGCTCCATCAAGACCTTGATGCGCGTGTCTCGCTCTGTCTCCGACCGCCCCGCAACGGGGCGGCCGCGACGAATGCCCATGCCGGTTTCTCAGGTTGCAAAAACTCTCGGGTGCGGACCGTCATTTGCCCACTGGGCGAGTCAATCAATGACTCCACCTAATACACGGGTCGCGCAATCTTCGTTGACCTTACCAGCATGCGTTCCACTTGATTTCAGGCGATTGCGCGCCTCATTTTTTTCGCCTGCCGCGCAATCAAATCCGACAAAACCGGCGCAATGCTATGTTTCGGCAGGGACGAGAAAGGTGCATGGATCGCGTCCGCCTCGGGTGGGGGCAGTCCGTGCGAAGCGAGCGCTCAATCTTCACGCGCGTCCAGTCTCGCCTCGGCCGGCGGATCTGCCTCGAGGTACGCAACGGCCCACTCGCGTGGTCCCGAATCGAAGCTCTCGCGCGCCGCATCACCACCCACCACCCGGATGCGGTGCGTCGCAAGATCCTAGCCCTGTGCGACGCCGGCGTGCTCCTCCGCTGGCGACTCGCTCAGGGTCATGCCGTCACTTTCACAGCCCTGGCCGCGGCCGAGCGTGGCTTACATCTGGTTGAGCAAACGCGCACCGACAAGGACACACACGAGCTGCTCGTCGAGGCGCCCAGATGGGCGCGCATCAACGTGCAATCCGATCAGGCGCGCGTCAGGCAGCTCCGCCCCGCGCGTGTGCCCAAGCGCGTCGTTGACGCTGAGAGACGAATCCTGCGGACCAAGCCAAAGGAAGATGCCACAAAAGAGGCGAAAGCGGCCCACGCGAAACTTACAGCGGAACAGCGGCAGCTCGTCAATCAATGGTACGCGGAATTTGAACAACGCGAACGCAAATTCAACGAGCCCAAGTGGCTGCGCGAGCTGAACCCACCAGCCGCCGACCAAGCCGTACGACTCGCGGACGCTTGGCGCGCTAGGCGACAAATCCTGCCGGACACGCCGATCTCACCGCTCGACGGCGGGGCAGAGCATCACTTCGTCGCGATCGCATCTCCGCCGCGAACCGATCCAGAATGACGGCGCCTCAGCACGTCGCCGCGCCACCACGTCGCATGAACGGAGTCACCCCCATGCAGCCTTCAATCCACATCACCCCGTCGCGCGGCCGATCGGTCACACCACCCGCGCGACGCAAGACTGCCAAGTCCGCGCCAAAGACCAAGGTGACTGTCACGCTCGACAACGACACGGCGCAGCGCCTCAAGACTCACGCGGCGTTTCGAGGCCTTGACCTGGGCGTCGCCGCCCAGCACATCCTCCGGCCCTGGCTGATCCGGTACGGCAGCGGACGGTCCGCCGAGGAGTTCCGCGCCAACCCCTCGATCGACATCGAGCTCGGCGACGATCAGACCCCAGTTGCCGATCAAGCCGCCTAGCACGCCAGTCATTTCAAGGGTGCTTGTGGCGGCGGGGGGGCCGCGTCCCCCCGAATCGCCTGCGCCGAGGGCTGTGCAACACTCGGTTGCACCGGCTGCGCAGGCATCGTCACCAACAACACGATTGGCCCCTGTGGCGGCACCGTCGCTGCCGCGGGGGCTGGCTCCGCCACGTAGTGCCCGCGCTTCAGCCCAGCGAGGCGCTCCCCGACGTCCCCCAACGCCCGGCGGATCGGTCCAGGCCCGACATAACGCATCCTGACCGCAGGCGCCGACTGACCGTAGGCAGGCAGCGCCGGCAACGCGATCGCCTGCACCTGTGCCTGAGCGACCGCCGCAGCCTGCGGCGTCGGCTGGACGGGATAGGGCCACCAACTAGGCGGGTCCTGCGCGACCGCCGACGGCGCGCCGAGCACGATCGCCGCCAGGAACACACGAGCTCGCATGGTCCTCTCCAAATTAAATCGCCCGGCCGGGCGAGTATTCCGGCCGGGCGCAGGAAGGCAAACGCCCCGCTCACGCTTCGGGACGCCCACTTCAGGTATCGGCAAAGATTGCCCAGTCGGCCAGATAAACTTTGACGCCCGCGTAAAGGGTAGGGGGGTGAGCCACTGCCCTGTTCACGATGCACTTCACCAGCTAGATTGCCGCCGGCAAGCTGGTCATTGGACTTCGACCGCCCAGCGCACGGACGCGCGCTTGCCAATCACGCCGTCGCAACGCGGAACGAGAGTTTGTCGGCGATCTGCTTGAGTCGCTGCTGGGTGAACTCTGCGTCGCCTTCGTCGTACCACTGTTGCGTTTCAAGACGCGTATGCCGAAACCAGTCTCGGATTTCCTCAGGCGTCAGGTCCCACCGCCTCGCGAACGTGCCTATCGTTTTGCGGAAGGCCGCGATCGTCAGGTTGTTGACGCCGCAACGTTCGCCCACGGCCTTAATCCGATCGAGAGGCTTGTGGCCAACCGGGCCAGCCTCCCACCAGCCCTTCCCAGCTCCGTTGACGTTCGGGAATATCCACGGAGTCGAGCGTAGCCACTCGTTGCCTGACCTGTGTAGCCACGCGCGCCATTGCACCAATATCCGTGCGAGGATTGGGTGGAGTGCAAGTTCCCCCTCCGAGTCGTCGGTCTTCAGCGGCCGCGTGGCATGACCGACGATCCTGACCTTCGGAGGATTTGCGCGCAAGTCAGCGTCTTCCCAACGCAGTCCAAGCGCTTCTAACTTACGCATGCCGGTGTACGCATACGTATATCCGAGTGCACAAGTCCGTCGCTCAATGAACCCGCCGCGCGACGCCTCCTCGTCGAGGCGATCGAGGAACGCATTGAGCTGATCCGGTGGGATCGCCAGCTTGGTTTTGCCCTTTTTCGGAAGCTTGGCCCAGCGGGAGAGGCGACCCACCGGCGACGCGCGGAAATATCCTGACTCGACGCCGATCGCGCAAGCGGTGACAAAGCTCCGGAGCAAACTGTGGACTGTCGCTGGCGATCGATCCTCGTGAGCGGCCTTCCAGTGCGCGATCACCACTGGGCGTAAATCACTGGTTCTTCGGACGAGGCGTTTCCCGTTGTCGTCCACGGTCTCGCCGATCTCTCGCAAAACCTGGCGCATCTTGGCCCGCGTTTTTGGGCGATGCGCTCCGTATATTGTCAGCACCTCGTCCATGAACTGGGTGTAAGTGACTCGAGGCATGGCCACCGCTCCGAATGGGTTGAAAAACAGGGTTTCACCGCTTCGGAAGCTTGCGCCATGGGGTGCGAGCGGCCACTAAATACCAAAAACCTTCGGCTTGCATAGCCGGAGGTTGGACCGTGAATCGCACGCGAGTCATTCGCTTGTGTCTGTCTGCATGGCTCCGCCCGACCGGAGCACCGGCCTGTCACGCCGGAGGTTGCGGGTTCGAGCCCCGTCATCCTCGTTTTCCGTTTGCTGACCGTGGTTTTCGTGGAGGCGTGACGTTTCGAGGGCGTTCGGGTGGCTGGCCTGGCCTGCCTTGTCCCTCGCGGGATGGGGTAGCGCGAGAGGTGGTCGGGTGCGAATCCCTCAGCCGCATTGGACCGGGCCGAAGACCTGGGATTTCTTATAATTCCAGGGCCGACGGCACGTGTTCTCCGGGCCGCCCGCAGGGCTAGTTGCAAGCCAGGCCTGCGGGCGGTTTCCTTCCCTCGACGTCGAGATGGAGGGGGCCGTGTGGCAGACGCTTGTTGTCCTCGCCGTCATTCTCGGCACCCCCGCCGCATTCCTGGGTTGGCTGTTCTGGCACAATCGCCGGCAGGCCGAACTCCGGGATGAGCACGCGCGCTCCTTTCGTGACCATCTCCGCGAGACCATCGTGGCAAACCCCGACGCCGAGCTTGAGGTCGCAGAAGTCGCCCATCAATGGGGCTTCGACCCCGAGGGCGCACCATTTGAAGCGGCGAATCTCTACCGTGAGACAATCCGTGCCGCGCTCGACGACGGCGTTGTGACACCCGCCGAGCAGCACACGCTCGACGCGATCGCTTCGGCGCTTCAGATCGACGACGAGACGCGCGAGTGGATGCACAATGCCGAGCAACAATTGCGTGAGCAGCGTCTTCGCGACGAAGCCGAACGGGCGTTCAACCTCGAAGCGTTGCACGCTCGGCAGGCCGAAGAGGAAGTAGAGCGAGAAGCGAGGCGCGCAGCGAACGAAGCCCGTCAAAAGGAGAAAGCCGAGCAACGCGCGGCGCGAGAGGCTCAACGGCAAACCGAGATCGAGGCCGCGCGTGCCCTGGCCGCGCAACGCAGCGCGCCGCTTCAGGCCGTCTGGCCGCTTGATCCCGATGGTCTGCCCACATGGTCGCTGCGAGACATCTGGTGTCTTGACGTGGTCGGCGAGTCCAAATACCAGCGCGAGCTTCTCCACCTGGCTGGCGGGAAGAAGCGGAAAGAGTCCGCAAACAAATTAGTCCAGGCCGATCTGATCGCTGAGCCCAGCAACAAGTACGACCGCAACGCCGTGCGCGTGCTGATCCGTGGGAAGTGCATCGGCTATTTGAGCGCTGAGGACGCGGTGCGTTGGAAGCGAGCACAAGGCGACGCCCGTATCCCCGAGGGAACCGTGCGTCTCGCCGCGTTGATCACCGGCGGTTGGAAGGATCGTGATAGCGAGGGCCACTTCGGTGTGAAACTTGACTTCTCGTTCGCGAGGAATGACACCGCGATCAAGCGGGCTTCCCTTCCTTCGCTTAAGAGGTCCGCGAAGCAGTCAAACTTAATTTGACGGCTAGTACGTCATCAGGAAACCACCCCGATATGGCTGGCAAGGATGACAAAAGCGACTCAGGGCCTGGCCGGCGGCCGCGTCGCAAGCCATTTCCGCACTCGGCGCGCAAAGAGCCGCCGCGACCGCGCGTGCCGTCGCGCGACGCTGCAGCGCAACAGGGCGAGGTGAGCGCGAGCACAAGCGAGCTTACAGCACAGATAGAGATTCTCAGAGATCACACCAAGCGCCTGCGCCGCATGCTGGACGCGTGCGAATCCGACAAGGAGAAGATTCGCAGGGAGCGCGGATTGAGATGGCCTCCTTGGCAGGTTCTCTACGTGTTGCGGTTTAGCAACGCGGTGTCCTATGTGGAAATTGAGCCGCATTTGAATCTCTCACACAAGGAACTCGCGGAAACACTCGACCTGTTGTTTGACCTCGGCTTCATCGCGCTCGACCCGAAGTCAAAAAAGGCCAACCCACGATTGTTGATCACAAACGACGGTCGGGATTGGCTCGTCAAGCACGGACCGCCCCCGTAGGCAAGCCCTACTTCCCGCCCTAAACCAACGATGCGTGGATTTCTTTGCCCTTACCACTTCCCGCGCGACTTTCTCCACCACACTTTGGGATCTGGCACGTTGTGCTCGATTTGGGTGGAGGATGGACGGGCCCGGGGTCAGTCCGATTCGGGTGCCTCGACTCGGTCGAGGCGCTCCCTCCCCGGCCCGTCGCGTGGTACGCATCAATCTCGATAGCCCCTCTGGAGGAGCGCGAGAATCTCGATATCCTTCGTTTCGGGATCAATCAACGTCTTTACGAAGTAGGCGATGGCTTTGCGAAACACATCTCGCGACGCCTCGCCTTGGTTGAGTCCAACCTTAAGAATCGTCGCCGCGGCATCGATGCGCGCGTCGTCATTCGCCGCGTCGCGAAACGTCGAGTTCAGCCAGTCGCGCAGTAGGCGGTCGCGACCGCGCCTCGACTGCTCGTAATCTAATGCGCCGATAGTGTGTCCCGTCGGCACCACTCGCAGCGGCTTGCAGACCGGGCAGGCGACGGGGTCGCGCGATTCGCTGATCGTGACCGCCCCTTCCCCGTCGCAGGTGGGGCAGAGCTCGTAGAGTTCACGCGCCAAGGTTCACCTCGATTCCTGCGTTGCGCATGGCCTGGTCAATGAGGTCGCGTAGCGAACCTTCCGTCCACTGACGGTCGAGCGCCGCCAAGGTGAACGTCAAAGGACTGGACGCTAGGAAGTCCATCCGCTGCTTGTCGGCGAGCAGCTCGTTGATCCAGGCCTCGTCGTCCTGGTCGCCCGCGATCGGAGCTTTGTCGACGAGCACTTTGTTGATTTCCAACCGCTTCACCAGTTCGCAAATCATTGGCCGGGCGACTCTGATCGCCCAGTCGTAGACGTCGAACGTGTGTTCCGGACACGGGCTCGTCTCGGCGTGCATGATCAGTGCGCGATGGCTCATATCGGTAACATCAAGCATGATTGACCCTTTCATGTTTTGAGGACTTGCCTCAGTGAACGATCGAAATCGCCGCCAGGTGCGCCGCCCTTGTTGTCGGCGATCGCCACGAGCCAAGCGGCCAGGTTGAGCGCCTCGGCCCGAGTCATCGGGTGTCGCGGAGGATTCAAGATCGCGACGCGCTCGGGCGCGAGCATCGAGACGAGAAAGAGGTTGGCGATATCGCTCATGCGCACGCTCCCCGTGTGATGGCGATCGTGAGTTCCCTCATGGGCTTGTGTGCCTCCTCAGAATAAGAGCAACTGATCTCGCTCCAGCCTCTCTTGCCGACGTCGCCGGCGATCGGCCTGGTCGTGGTTGTTGTGGCAACGTTGGCACAGCGCCGCGAGGTTGAGTAGTGACGCGGCCTCGGGTCGATGGTCGTGCACGTGGGCGATGGTCAAGACCACTATTGGGCAAGCGCCCCCGCACCCCGGGCAGGCGAATTGACGCGCGTGCGCCCCGGGTGCAACACCGGAAAGATCATGCGTCCGCACGCACCACCGACATCGCGGCATGATGGGTGCGCCGTTGGGCACGCCGCACCACTCGCAGCGGAATCGCGCTCGCTGCAGGACGAGCTTGCGGCGAAGATGCCAATCTCTCGGGTATCGGTGACGGTTCTCGGGTCGAATGGGCATCACCTCACCTTCCTCGCCAGCCGCGGCGTTTGAAGGCCAACCGCAAGCGCGGTTTGTGAAACCAAAACGGCCCCGGGTCTCGGCTCGGGGGAACACGACAAGGCACGCCGGCCCTGACTTTGCAGATTGGGCACGCGATCTCGAGCGAGCGCACGAACAGTGTTCCGAGCGCGTCGAGAGTCAGGCTGCTCAGCGCCCCGAGCTTGTGGCCAACGGTGCCCTTGGGTTGGCTGGACTTTTTCATCCTCGCGCCTCCCTGAGCATGCCCAGCGTGATCGTTCGGAGCCCAAATGGTCCGACGATGTTGCGGAGCTGGCGCAGCTCGTCGCCCAAGTCCTCCCCAGTCAGCCAGGCGAGGCTGAGCCGCCACCGCCAGCGATGTCCGCCGTCCAATGTGAAAACGAACCGCGACAAGGCAACGCGCATATCGCCCGTGACGGGGCAACACGGAGTGCCTCGGCGCTTGCCACACCAGAGGCAACGGCATTGACGGTGCGCGCCCCTAAAGCTGTGAGGCGTCTTCACGCTCTCACCTCCGCCGGTTCCCGGTCGAAGAGCGGCAAGAACGACAGGTGATCGTCAATTATCTTCTCGAGGTCTTGGTTCGCCTCCGTGACCTCGGTACGGATGGCCTTCCATTCTGATCGCAAACGCTGGAACGTTGCGTGTTGCTCTTTGTACTTCGTGTGCAGCTCGCGAAGCATCACGAAATAACCTGGCAGCGCGATTGGATCGGTCGGAATCGAGTGCAGCGATTGCTGAAGCTCGGCTCTCGCCTCGCGCATGGCGACGCGGGCCTCGCGGGCTTTGTTTCGTGCCTGAGACGCGCTCGCCGTGCGTGCTTCGGCGAGCTCCTCCGCATCGGCGATGCGCTTTGCGGCGAGGATGAGCTCCTCGGTCGCGTCTCCAATCGGCTCCTGCGTTTGTCCTTTGCGCTTGTTCATGTGTTGCTCCGATCAATGTTGACGGGGTGGCTGGAACCGTCGGTGGATAAGTCCATCGCCGGCAACTGCTCGAATGTGTTGACCCAGTCGCGGATCTCGTCGGCGACCAACATCCACTCGTCGCCAAGACGCGCGACGACGTCCCACTTGAACGCCTGGTGCAAACGAACCGCTTCGCGGTCGTCGCCGAGGACGTCGCACAGCAACGCAAGCGCGAGCTGCGCAGGACCGCTCCCGCCGTAGCCCCAGTTGAAGCCTGTCGGCGAGTGGTTCCAGAGATCGAGCCGCAAGGGCAGCGGGCTCAATTGGCCGGTGCACTCGACCCGTTGCACCTTGATACTTCCGTTGCGTCGCAGGCCGTAATACGCGCCGTGCCACGTCGGAGGTTTGAGCGACCTCATGCGCCCCCCTTTCCGCTGGCGCCGGCATCGATCGCTTCGAGGATCCCTCGCGCGACCATCTGCGCGTCGTGATGGCTCAACCCGAAGGCGATCTGAGCGATGCGCGCGTCGACGGTGAACAGCACGCCCGACGTGCTCGCGTCGATCGTGAGGGTGCCATCTAACGGCCCATCGACAGCGACGCGCGTGCGAGTGCCCTCGCGCGTGATGCGGATCGGGATCATCGCGCCACCTCCTCGAGGTAGCGATCGGGCGAGTCGTCACGGCCGAACGTGAGCCGGCGCTTGCCGGCTGGCTTGGCGGCAGCGCGGGCCCAAGACTTGAGGCGATCGAGGATCGCCGCGAAACGACCGACCGGCATGAGCTCCGGCCGCGCAATCTCGACGTTCGGCGGCGCCTTCACGCCCAGGCGGACCCGGTTGCCACGGACCTCCACGACGGTGACGACGACGTTGTCGCCGATCACGAGCGACTCTTCCAGACGACGTGAAATCACAAGCATGCGTTGCTCCTTCTGAGTAAGAGACCGCGGGCGCGCACAGGGGACGTCACTCCGCCAGAGCGCCGAGGTCGGGTGGATCGATCGGCGGTGTACCCAACCGCCTGGTGGCCCGCCCCGACGCTCCGACGGGGTGGTTCAACGAGGCTCGTTCTGGGCGTCCACGTTTGCTTGGGACGCGTTGCCACCCGAGGGGTGGCCGTTTGCTACGGGGTACCCGTTCGTCGCCACGTGGGCGAACGTCGGGGCCTTGGTCGGGTTGGCCTGGGCGTCGTCGCCCTCGCACTCGCGCCGCTGGGGCACACTAGGGCGCTCGGGGTAATAAGCCCCACGTCCATCGGAAGAGAAACCGTTTGGGGGTGGGGTAAAAAGGGGTGAAAAGGGTGGAAACCCCTCCGAAACGCCGTCTTGGCGTTCCCCGTTTTGCCCATCTTGACCGGATTGTTCGGCTTCCTCGTCGGTCGCGGGGGGGTTAATACCCTTTTTACCCCTTTCCACCCCACCCTCGTACCAGATCTCCGTGGGCCTTCCCCCGGTCTCGATTCGTTCGAACCGCACGAGGCGATGCTTGAGCAGGAGACCGAGGTCGCGGTTGATCTCCCGCGACGGTCGTCGCCCCTTGAACAGCTCGTAGATCTTCGAGCGGGAGACCCCCTCGTCGCCAGCGTGGCGGATCGCATCCAAGATGCGCTCGGCGGCGCGGTTGCCCAGGGCCTCGCCAAAGATGAACCGGGCCGACCGCTCGGCGTAGTCCCAAAGCGCGAATGCCGCCTCGAGCGCTGTTAGCGAGATCCGCCGGTGCCGTTGTGCGGGGCGGTCGTCGAGCTCGAGCAGCGAATACAACATCGCCAGGCGAAACACGTGCGCCCGTCCGCGACTCAGAATCGTGCCGATAAGTCCGGGTGGTGGTGCCACCAACGCACGGTATCGGGACGCCCACAGCTCGTACGCGTCGTCGTCCCACTCCATCTCGTGGATCGACTTCGCGTAAGTGACACAACGGTCGATCTTGACCGCGAGCTTTCCAAGCACCAGCGGTTTGCCGCCGCTGGGCAGGTCCTGTGTGCGCCGCACCGCGATCCACAGGAACCGGTTGCCGAAGCCGTTCGCCGCTTCCGTGTTACTCAGCAGCGCGATCAGCTCCGTCGGTGTCACGTGTCCGAGGATTGAGACGTGCGCGTTCGTCGCGAAGAGTGGGCGATTCTTCGAAGGCGACTGCAAGCGCTTGCCGTCGAACGCCTGGCGTATCACGGACGAGAGCTTGTTACCCTGGCGTTCGAGCATGCGCAAGAGACCGCCAAACTCGGACTCGAAAACAAGCAAGCGCTTGTCGGTAACGCCCTCGTCGACCATCACATCCTGGTAATCGACCACTCGACCCTTCTCGCGGATCGGCTGCTTCTCGTGGCGCGCATCACGCACCAACTCGATCAGCCCTTCCCCGCTGGGGATGCCATTCGTGGTGCGCGTGTCGGCCCAGGTCGCATCGATCTCTCGCAGGATGGCCATCGCGCGGTCGCCCGACGTTCCCTTCGCGCCGACCGACGATTCGCCAACGAGCACGGCGAACTCGTTGAGGTAATGCCGGGTGTCTTCAACGCGCCCGTGCGCGGTGCGACCTATCAAATTGCCGAAGCCGACCAACGCCTGGATCAAGATCCCGACCGGGTCGGCTTCAGTGTTTGGTTGGATCTCTGAGACGATGTCACCGAGCACCCCTCGGTACACACACGCGTCTGGCTCGTTGGGCCACTGGTCGAACTCCGCGAAGTCGTCATCCTCGCGAGGCTGCGCCGGCATGCCTGGTCCGATGGGTTCCGTGGGCGGCTCCCAATCGGCCAGGAATTCGATCCAACTGATGAACCCCTCGGGTTCGGCGAAGTCGGGATGCAAGCGCGCGTGCGTATTGAGATACCCACGCAGCGACGAGCGCTCCGTCCAACCTGGCAACGCGACGATTCGCCGTTTGCCCTGCATCTCGAATCGAAAGCGCTGAAGCTGCCGCGCGAGCACGCTGCCGGCTTTGACCTTGGTGTCCTCGCGCACGAGCAGAGTGACGCAGAACTCCCCCATCCTCGCCCGCGGCTCGGGTAGGTCGACAAGCGACAGCGGACCGACGGCCGAAACCACTTCGCCCATTGCCTCAGTCAGCTCTCGCGCGTCGTCTGGTGAGACCACCAGCAAGCCGCGCCGTTCGGCCACGGCGACGTGGCCATTCGATCCGCGCGCAGGCGCGGACCCGTTCATTGGACCTTCCATGTCGTCTTCTCCGGTTGCACCTCAACGTGGGGCTTAGTTGCAAGCCAGGCCCGCGTTGTGGCTCGTTACTCGATCGATGCACCTCAGGGAAAAGCCTGCGTTGAAACGACAACGCCCTCGGACCGTGCTCTTACCCACGGCCGAGGGCGCTGGTTACCGCAGCCAGGCGGCCACGGTCCCCTCTCTCGAACTCGTCGGGGTAAGAGTCCCGATCGCGAGAGAGGCTAGACCACGCGCCGCGCAGTTTGCAAGACGGGAGTCTTTGATCACCAAGATTCGCCTGAGCCGCGCATGAAAAATCCCCCGCGCTGACGGGTGCCAGCGCGGGGGCCTCATGGTGCCGTGCAGGGCACGGCGCGTCGGTTAGCTTAAGTCTTGCTCGTTTACACGCTCGATCCGCACGTGCGTGCCGAGCGTGGCCTTCACGCACTTTGGCAACTTCTTCGCGGCCCAGGCCGCGAGCGCGGCCTTGTCGTTCAGCGAGTACTTCTCCACGCGGAACGCCGCCGGCAGTTTCTTTGCGTCGCCGAGGACCTCGAACGACGGCCGGCTGTTTTGCTGCAGGCGCGCGCGGAAGGCCTCGGCGTCGATTGACTCGACGTCGCAACGTCGCAGCTGCGTCTGGAGGTATTGCTCGATGCGATCGGCGAGGTCCTCTTCGACGCGGATGCTCAGCTCAAGCGCCTTCTTCTCGGCTCTTAGCTTTGCCGCCCGGCGCTGGGCCTGCTCATGCAGCTCCGCCCAGTCGTCGAGCTTGGCCTCGAGGACGTCGACGGACGGTGACGTCGGAAAGTCGGGGACGCGCGTGGGAGCTTTCGTCGCAGTGCTCATGGGTTGACGCGCCCCATGCCGTAGACGGCGCGAGCTCGGTCGTTGAGCGCCGGTGCCATCAGGCTCTCATCCCAGCCGGTCTCACCTTGGGCTCGCACCCGCGCGACGAACTCAGGCCATGGGCAAGGCAACACAAGCGCCGGGTCGCGCGCCGCTGGAATCACTTCCGCTTCGCTCAGCACAGCAGCGTCGACCGGCTTTGTTTGCCACTGCAAGATCACCTTCCCGCGCGGTGGCTCGACCGGAACGCTGAAGCGATTGCGACGCCACACCAGGTGCTCAGGGGGCGCGGTGAAGCCCGCGCCAATTCCGTCGGTGTCGAAGAGGTTGTCTTCGACAACCAGTCGTTGCGACGGTCCTCCGTACGCGCGAAACGCACCGCGCGATCCCCTGACGCCGACGCACTGATTGCCGGCGACCCGAGTGGTGTCCTCGGCTCCGCCGCAGTTGATGAAAAAGGTCGTCCCACCCTGCCAGCCATCGGGCGGGTTGATCATGAGGTTGCCGACGACCTCGCCACCGACCCAGTCGTAGGCGTGGATCCCGAGCGCTGGCCCGTCGAGCGTGCGTCCCAGCGCGAAGAGCACGTTGTGCGCGACCAGCGGTCGAATGAACCGAGCGGGCAATTCCGTGTTTCCTCCGACGGAGAAACCCACTTCGCCTTCGGCCACGAAGTTGTCCCGTATCACCAGGTGCTCGCCTCGGCCGCCGCCTGGCTCGTCATTGCGGATCTTGATGCCGATCGACGAGGAACGCAGGATCACGTTGCGCTCAACCTGCACTCCGAGCCCGGCGCTCAAATAGAGATTGTGGTTGAACATGTTCGCCCACGCTCCCTCGACGGACTCGGACCAACCGCCGTGATCGAAGACGCTGTCGTGGACCCAGACGCCCAGGCCCGTGGTGTACAGCCCGGACACGTGGCCGCCGCCCGAGTTCCAAGCATCCAAGAACACGCAGCGGTCGAACTCGATCACGTTGCCCGCGTGCGGCGGGCGCTGTTGCATCGCCACGCCCACAAAGCGGAAACGGCAGTCGCGCACCGTGGCGTTCACGCGCATGCCCTCGTCGAAGTTGCCGCCCCATAGTGTGGCTCTTGCCGGCGGCACGAAGTCCGCTAGCGACGGATCATGCGCGCGGCCGTAAAAGTCGATTGACTCGACTGAAGTGTGCTCCCACGGCACGCCCACTCGGCGCACATTCGTCGCGATGAGCATGGGTCGAGGCCCATCGCCGTACGACCCGATCCTAAACGGTTGGTCGGCTGAAAGCCCGGCGAGGAACGGGAACGGCTCATCCCAGGTCCCGCCGCGCTGCAGCAAGATCGAACCGTGCGCCGCTTTGTCTTTGCCCGCTAGCGCCGCCACCGCGCCGGCGATCGTGCGCCAGGGGAGGTTGGGGTCGCCCACGATCGCCGTGTTGTCGTCGCCAGCTGGGGAGACGTAGAGGGTCGGAGCCTGAATCGGCACGGACAGCAATAGTGCGAGCAAAACGGCGTGCATGGGAAGAGACTCGATTCGCTGGGGACACGATAAACGGGACATAGTTGGTGGATCAGGCGCAGGTCAATCCGAAGCTTGGCCAGGGTTCGTCGAGCGTGAGGTACGTCAGGGACCACGGCCCCTTGGCCACAAACTCATCGACCGCCTGCTTCACGCCGCCGAAGAGGTCGTGATAGTCATGACCGGCGATGATTCCGGTCGGCTTGACCTTGCGCGCGAGCAACACCAGCTCGTCGCGCGTGGTCTCGTACTTGTGGTCGCTATCGACGTACGCCCAGTCGAGCGACCCGTCGTCGATCGACCCGAGCCAAAGCTGCGACCAGGTGCGCCGAAAGAGCGCGCGCCGGTCGCCTCGGAACCGCGCAGCGCATTGGCGCATCGCTTCCTCGGCGTCGATCGGAAGGTCGATGCCATCGACGACCAGGTCGCCGCGGCGATAGGGATCGACGAGGTAGAGGCGGGTCGGAGCGCAGATATCGAGCAGACGCGCGGCATTCTTCCCGACATGCACGCCGATCTCCGCACCGATGCCCTCGCGCTCGAAGTGCTGGTACAGGTCCTCGCGGGTGCTTGGGTGGATCATTGGCAGGACTTACAACCTTTGCTCACGCGCGCCTTCGCTCCGCGCGCGATCGGCCGGATCACGTGCCGGCATGCGATACAAAGCACGGGCTTGTGGGCGATCGCGGCGATCAATCTGGCCTGGTCGCTCTCGCTCTCGACAAACAGGCTAATGGAACTTTGAGCGTACACCTGTCCTTTCCAGCGACCGATCGATTGCGAGTCGCCAGCCACTGAATCCGGCCGCATGATCATTCGCTCGCACCTCACTCCGTGGCGATCGAGGAAGGCCTGCGAACTCTCTCGGTGTCGCTCACTGCGCCCCGTGATGATCAGTGGGATGGGCCGGCGTACGGGCAAATAAAGTGGCGCGTGCGGATGCTCGTTGTGGCAGAGCACGCCGTCGAAGTCGAAGCCCGCGCGCTCCGCGTGGCCCGAGTTGAAGAAGTTCCACTCCAAATAATGCCCGCCCCTGAGCACCACGCCGGCGAGGTCAACCCGCGCGGATCCTCGCGGGTGCGCGATGACGGCGGCCGTCGTGATCCGAGCCCCCGGAAAGGCCTGTGCGACCAAGGCACGCGCTCGCGTCATCTGCCCGCCCGAGGCGACCGTATCATCGATCAATGCAACGTGATTGGGCGATTGCGGGCCATCGCTGCCCAGTCTGTACCCACTGCCAACCTGGTGCACCCCGTCAGCGGGCGACACCGCGTACAGAGGCACGTGTCGCTCGGTTGCGATCAGGGTCGCAGGCAGCAGCCCCGAACGGGCGATGCCTACCACGCAGTCGATCGACGATGGCAGGCGCCATGCGAGCGTGCGCGCCTCGGACAGCAGTTGCTCCGTGCTGACGAATGTGTCCGGATCCAGTTCGCGGCCGCTGAGTGCGCGGCGCGTGGCTGACAAGCCAGCGTCGAAGTAAAGCCGGATCGAACGAGGGTCACCCTTTCGCCAGATCCGCGCGCCAAGGGCCGTCACGTCGCGACCATGAGGCGCGCACCACCCGGCGCGATCGCAGGTGCATCCGTCAAGCGCTAGAATGACAGCAGTGTCGCGACGGGTGTTGGGCCGCATGATGCGCAGGTTGAAGCCGAGGGTACAAACGCCAAGGTGATCGGCCAGTTACAGTCAGCGCCGTCGGACTGGAAGGTGGCGACTTGACCGTCCTCGCCTTGAATGACTAGGAGCCAGGTCTTGCCGGACATGCTTAGCCGCGCTCGCACACGGGTGGAGCCGCTTCCGCTCGGCGTTCCGACGAACAGCCACACACATGTGTCGATCCACTGGAACGAGTAGCCACCGTTCATGCCGCCGCATGAAGCTTCGGGGGTCGGCCCAGGGGGCACGCTGAAGCAGCCCAGCCGACCTGGGTCGCCGACCGGATAAGGGCACGGCTCGCCCGAGGCGGTGTAGCAGGGGTCGTCGAACTGACCGCACGGAATGCCCGGCGCTGTGCAGAGATTCTCGACCGTCACGGAGAGGTCGCACTGCGTCACGCAGCAGTCTTCCTGGTCGCAGGTCTCGTCGTTGTCGTTGGGGTCGCAATCCGGACAGCAGGTGCAGCGGTCGGGACTGAGCGTGAGGTCCATGTCGCACGCGGAGCCGTCGACCAACTCCCAGCCCTCGTTGATCCCGCAGCAAACAAACTCATCGATCGGTTTGCGGAAGACCGCGAGGATGCAATCTTCCGGATCCAGCAACGTGACCTGTGCGTGCTCGGACCCGAGAGTGAGCTCGGCGCGGATGCAGTTCTTGCGACCGCTCCAGGTGCAGTTGCCAACCTCGTTCGCCCGATACCCCTCGTTCTCGATAGAAATGAGCTCGGGCATATCTCCGCATGGGGTGCCCGGGCACGTAGAGTCCGAGTAGGGGTTGTCGCGCGGAGTTCCGAGGTTGACGTCCCAGAAGCGCGGCATCTTGGCTGGGTATCCATAGACCGCGCAGGGTGGACAGTCGACTTCGATCAGATACGGTGGTGTCGGGCAGTCGCATGGCCCGAGCTTCGCGTCAACCTTGGCGACGGGGTTGTCAGCGAAGATCAGGCGACCGGTCTCAGGGTTTCGCCAGGCGCTGTAGACCGACGACTGGTCTGCGTCCGTGACCGCATTGATCTCGCAAGCGAGATCGTCGTCGTAAGCGCCTCCCGAAAAATCACCGTCGACCCAGCCATTCGGCTCGACGTGGAGCTGCTGGATCCACGGGTACCGCCCGTACTCATCAGCGTCGCCGGTCAAACGAATCCAGTATGGGATCGCGTACGTGTTGGGCCGTTTGCGCGTCCCATGAGCGCCACCCAGGACGCCGCTTTGCACCCGCTTGATCGTGTCGACCAGCAGTCGAGCGCCGCGACGCGTGAAGATCGGCACGTCAGACGCCCAGGTCGTTGAAGTCGATCGATAGAATCACGTCGAAGTCTCCGAAGATGGGCGTCCCGTCGGGCGGAAGCTTCAGTCCATTCAAGTCCAGCGGCACGGGCTCGGAGACCGGTTGCCCGTCGTCGCCGGTGATCACGCGATACCGAACGCCGGCCTGAGCGGTGACTTTCTCGCGCATGCCCGCGTTGAGGGGCCGCTTGTTCCAGCCATTTGGGTCGATGTGCCACTCACCACGCAGTTTGTAGTACAGGCCAATCACAGTGCTCCAAGCGCGTTGAGCAGTGATCTTGGCCAAATACATCTTGCCGGCGGAGCGACCTTTGAAGGTGGTCGAGTTCTTTTTGTCCGTGTAAGTATCGATCCAGCCCGCGTCGAACGAGGCCTCGGTGACGTTCCACTCAATCACCAAAATCCGACGACTGACGTCACGAGTCACCGGTGGGTCGAACGGATCGCCGGCGGTGTTCACGATCGGTTCGTCGCTGATGTCTCTATCGACGATGACCTCGCGGTCTTCGCTGTCGTAGCTCTCCATCGGGATCGCAAGGGTTGGGTCGTCGCTCGTGACCGCGTCCTCGTTGTCGCCCAGCGGCGAGCCAAACGTGACCGTGCAATGCCAGGTGCGACCGTCATCCGAATCGGACGCGTGCGCGACTTCGATACCGCGGACGATCGCGAAAGGATCAGACTCGTACCAGTCGTCGCTGGGGACTCCGTTCACGTAGGGCTCGCCGCGCGCGAACGGCAGCGCGGCGGCCACCTGGCGCTCGCCGTACTGATCGTTCTCGGCCTCGACCTGGAACACGCGCGTGTAGGTCCTGTTGCCTTGCTCGTCTTCCGAGGCCTTACGCGTGTTGGGCACCTCGCCCTTAAGGACTGGAGCGGCCACCTAGATGATCGGCACCATGTTTGCGGTCGCGACTGCGAGCTGGGTGACGGCGTCGGCGACGGCCTTTTGCCGGTCGAGCTGCGTGCGTGTGTTACGCTCGATCTTTTTCTGCGTCTCGTCCGCGCCTCCCCGCCGAAACGCCAGGATGGTCGATCGCGCTTCTTTTGATCCGAGCTCCATCGCGGCGGCGAATGGCTTTTGATCTTTCGCCTTGTTGGCGTCAACGTCCGCGCTCACCTCGGCGATCTCGGACCAATCCTTCTTGACCGCCGCGGCCGCGTCCTTGGCTTCGAAGGCCTTCACCTGGAGGTTCTCGAAGAAGGCGTTCACGCCGGCGGATGGCGGCTCCTTGGCGAGCTCGCTCTGGAACTTTGCCCATTGGTCGGCACCGAGGCGTTTGAGATCGTCGGCGTATGTTTCCAGGAAGCTGCCGAACTCGACCTTCACCCCGGGGATGAGGTTGATGACTTCCTGCAGTCCCTTGGCGACCCACGCGATGCCTTGTACGACGAATCCCAAGCCCGTCGTGATCACTGATTGAGCGGCGAGAAATCCGAGCTTGACCGAGTGGATCACATCGACGAGGACGCCGAAGGCCTTCGCCACAAAGCCAAGCGCGCCGATCACGAAGTTGCTGCCTTCCCCCTGCGCCTTGAACCAACTGTTCGCCTGACCAACCACTTGCGCGATTGATTCAAACACGGCTGCGAACGCGGGTCCGACAGCGATGGCCAGCTGCTGCCCCACACCTTCCACAGCAACGCCGATCTTGTCCCAAGCGTCCGTCGCCATCGCGACTCGTTCCACATCGACTCGTGAAAACGACACGCCCAAGCGTTCCATTTCGGCTTGCGCCGCTTCGATGCCTGCAGCGCCTTGGGACCATAGAATCCCCAGGTTGGTCCCAGCCTTGCCGAAGAGTTCGACAGCCAGTGCCGAACGCTCGGCGGGGTTCTGGATGCCCTTCAGAGACTCCGCAATCTGCTTGAAGGCCTCCACCCGGTCCATCTGGGCAAGCTTGCCAGCGGATATTCCCAGCCGCGCGAAAACGCCGTCCGATCCTTTGCCTTCGGCTGTCGCCTTGGCCAAGTTGACTCCGAGCTTCAGCATGGCCGCGCTGACCTGCTCAAACTCGACGCCGCCGAGGTGCGCGGCCCATTTCAGCGCGGTCAGGCCTTCCGTCGAGGCGCCCGCTCGGTCGGCCAGGTCGCCGATGGACTCCATCGACTCTGCCGCGGACGCGCGCAGGTTCATTAAGCCGGTAACCGCCGTGGTCACTCCGAGCGCCGCGAGGCCTGCCTTGATGTTGCTCGTCGCGAACGCGGCGAAGCCTGACAACTGCTGCCCCGCGCTGGAGAGTCCCTTGGTGAGACCACCCAGGCCCACGCGCATGCCGATGACAATCGTCCCGACGCGTGCCTCAGCGCCCATCTGAATATCTCACGGGGGCGCATAGAGAGAGCGCAGCCATTTGTTCGGCCGCGCTCTGGGGCTTGGTGCGCTCGCGCTTCATTGTCGGCATATAGTCCTGAGGTCTCACGGACTTGTTACCCCACAACCAGGCGTTGCCGGCCGCGATCACTCCCGCCTGCAACCACGAATCGGGGCGCGGGTGAATGCGCCACAACGCGCGCCATAGCGCGTGTTCAGGAGCACTCATTTCGTCGCCGACATCCGCGAGTGTGCGGCCCCACGCCCAGCAGAGCTGCATGAACCAGACGAGCTCGGGGTTGTCGCGGAGTTTTTTTCAGCGGCCCGATCGTCCTCGGGCCGCATGTGGTTCCACTCCAGCGCGAGCGCGCCAACGAACTCGATCGCCTTGTCGTGCTTCTCGGCGACGATCTCGACCTCGTCATTGGAGAACAGTCGGTTGCCGTGCTCATCGCCCAGTGCAACGCAGGCGACGTCGGAATAGAGCAGCGTGTCGTCTTTGACGCGTCCCTTCAGCCAGATCTTCTCAGCCGCGCTGAACGTGCGGATGTAAACAGGAAATCCCCACACCGGCACGGGGTCGGTCTGGAGCACCGGTCGGTCCGTAACGGAAAGAATTTGATCGCGAATGGTCATTGTTTGCTCGCTAGGATCCCGCGACTCGGTTAACGCTGCCGGTGATTTGGATCGTGAGATCTGCTTCGAGGTTGTTCTCGTCCTCGGCCTCGCTCTCATTCGGCGAGAAGTTCAGCACGTAGCCCTGAAAGCGATCCCGCGCCGGAGTCGTCAGGCCGTCGCCGTCATAACGCACCATCCACCATTCGACGACGGGCGTCTTGACGCGATCGGCGAGCGTGATGTGTCCGGCCAAAGATGGGTCGTACTGGATCCGCAGCGTGACTTCCCCGGAATCGGGAATCTTGCCCGGGCGCGAGGTTTGCGCGGTCGCGCCGAGCACGGTGGTTGGGACCTTCTTGACCTCACCACCTGGTGGCTTGATGGAGAGGATTTGGGCGATCTCCGTGCTCGCCGGATCGGCAGTTCCTCGAAACAGTTTAGTGAGTTCATTCGCGATAACAGACATTCATCACTGCCCTTTCAAAACAGAGATCACGCAGCGTTCTCGCGCACACGGAGCGCACGTAGTTCTGCAAGGATCAAGTCGCCGAGAAGTCGCTCGCACATGCGCCGCGCTTGCTTGCCCGTCTGCAGGAACGATCGGAGCATGAAGCGCGCGGCTTTGTTCTTGATGGTCCCGTACTCGACGAACGCGGCGTAAAACGTCTCACCCTTGTAGTCGCCTTCGCCGATCTGGACGTTGATCCCGAAGCCCTTGCGGCTGCGCTTCGCCGCTCGAACCTTGACCGATGATCGAGTCAATCCGCTGTCGACGGGCACCAGCGCCTTGACGCGCGAGGCCACGATCTTCATGGCCGGCCGCATGGCCTTGCGAATCACCTTGTTCGCCGCGGCTTTCGGCAGCAGCTTGAACGCCCGCTTGACCTGGTTCACGCCCAACACGCGCAGGCTCAGGCCTCCGCCGGCTGTGCGTGCCATCAAGCCACATTCGCGATCGAGCAGAGGTACTTGAACGCATAGTCCACTAGGATCCGTCGAGTCGGTGCGTCGTCCCCACTTGAGGGGTCATCCCCGAGGTCCTGTTCGTCGAGTTGCTTGGACCACTGAATCGTCACGCCCGCGGCCGACCAGCGGCCCCCGTCGAACGCTTCTTCGATCGCTCGCTTGATTTGCACACACTGAGCCAGCGTTGTGGCCCAGCAGTCGAACTGGACTCGAGCGATCCCTTGTCCGTTGCCTCCCGACAGCCAGTGCCCGCGTGGGTTGGCCGAGACAGTGAACGTGATCGTCGGCAGCTGGTCAGACTGCGGCCGCGACAACGGGCGAAGCTTGCTGCCAACGATGGATGTGAGCGATGGGGTCGCCAGCATCCGCGCGACGATCGCCTCGCGGATGTCAGATTCGACCGCAGGCGTCGAACCGGAGGCGCCGAGCAGGAGCAGCAGCGGCATCGATCACACTTCGATGTAGGTCAGGTTGCCGGCGACGGCGACCGCGGCCGAGAGGTTGAGGACGAGAGCCTCGCCGGAGGCGCTCTCCAGGATTCCAATGGGGCAATAGGGCGCACCCACGCCGCCATTCGCGGCGATCGCCATCGCGCCCGTCAGGTCGGTGCCGCTGCCCGTCTTGAACTTCACGCTCACCGCGCCGGCGGCGACCAGCATGAACCTCAGCACGCGAATTTTCTTCGACGCGACCAAAGCTACGATCGTGTTATCGCCGGTCGACGAGGCTGCGATCGAGGCGAACTTAGGCGTCAGCGCGTTGAGGCCGGCCATCATCGCGTCGGTCTGGTGCGCCACCGAGATCGCGTCGGTCGTGCGAACACGCGCCGGCTGCGTGAGCACGTCCACGTCGCCGATGTTGTTGCTACCGGCGGGCAGAGCCGCCGCCAGGCTGACGCTGCCATCCACGGTCAAGCTGCCGCCAGCGTCGCTCACTGGAACTGTGCCGCTGATCGCAACTGTGCCATCCACGGTCAAGCTGCCGCCGCCGTCGTCGATCGTAAGCGTGCCGCCAGCGTCGCTCACGGGAACCGTGCCGCTGATCGCGACCGTGCCGTCCACGGTCAGACTGCCGCCGCCATCCGAGACGGGGACGGTGCCGCTGATCGCGACGGTGCCGTCCACGGTGATTGAGCCCGCGCCATCGTCGATCGACAACGTGCCGCCGGCGTCGCTCACGGGCAACGGCGCGGCGGCGCTCACGTCGGTCGCCGTCTTCGCGTCATCAGTTCCCGACAGCAGCACCAGGGAGACGGGCTGGA